CGTCGCGAGCTTGGCAATGGCTTCATCTTTGCCACGCACGGCGCGAAGCCCTGCAAGGACTTTGACATTTCGCGCGCGGCAGATCGCACGCGCTGGACGAAGGAACATGGAACGACCATTCTCGATTTCGGTGCTGGTCACCTGACGGAAACATTTCTGCTGCGCCAGTCCGGCATCGATTGCACACCATTCGAGCCGTATCGCCTCGGCCCAGGTGGCATCAACAAAGCGGAGAGCTTGGAGTTGACCCGCGAGTTCCTCGCGCAAGTAGCAGCAGGAAAAGAGTGGACGAGCATCTTCATTGCGAGCGTGCTTAACTCCGTGCCGTTCCGCGAAGACCGCGAACACATCGCCTGCCTCTGCGCAGCCTTGTGCAGACCTTTCACCAAGGTCTATGCCTGTGCCTCGTCCGCTGGGGAATCCGGTTGGCTTCAGGTGAATGGCAAGGCATTCATGAACGAGAGCAATGCCGGGAACATCGCGTTCCGTCTCGACTATGAACCGGGCATTCGCATCGGCGATTTTCAGGACAAACCTAAGGTGCAGAAGTATCACACGGTCTCCGAGTTCAAGGATCTCTTCGGCCAGTTCTTCCGCTCGGTGAAGGTGGAGGAATTTTCCAACAACATCAACGCGGCCTGTGCCTCTGCTCGTCCCGTCGATCCAGCACGACTTCGCGCGGCCATCGAGTTTGAGTTTGATCTGCCCTATCCTGATGGCACACGCATGGATTTAGTAAAATGCGCCATGGACTCTTTTAGCAAATTCCTTCAGATTACCCTATGATCATACTACTGGATCTCAACTACACTTTGGTCGCCAACAATGCAGCACGCGGCACCACTCCTGAGCGCATGGAGAAACGTCTCGCTGGGGAAGAATACCGCCAGTGGTTGGTGGAACTGGTGCGACCTCACACGGTCATCCTGATCACGGCGCGACCGGAGACATGGCTCACGCCAACTCTATCGCGAATTGAAGAGGAAACGAACTGGCGACCGCAGCATGCGTGCTTCGCGCCGAAGGGATGGTGGAATCCACCGGCGATCAAAGAGCATTTGCTCAAACAACAAGTGTTCCCGCAGCTCGGCGAATCAGTGCCCTATCTGGCCATAGAGAGCAACCCACGCACTCGTGACATGTATGCCAAGTTTTCGATCCCGAGCTTGTGGGTAACGGCAGAAGGCGACTGCCTCACCGACGGCAGACGCGTCGTGAATCGACTGCCGCGTTGACATCGCCTGTCTGGGCATGAGTTATGCCCCACGAGACGAAGTGATTCCACGCGGTGCCTGGCAATTCGACCAGGAAGTAACTGCGGTGTTCGACGACATGCTGCAGCGGTCGATTCCGCAATACAATGCCATGCGACTGGTGACCTTTGAGGTTGGCCGGCGCTTCGTGCAACCGGGCACGGCCATCATCGATATGGGCTGCTCCCGTGGCCAGGCACTACTGCCATTCGTCTCTCAATTCGGGGAAGCCAACGACTACATCGGCCTCGAAATTAGCGAGCCCATGATTGAGGCCGCGCGCCAGAACTTCGCCTACCATCCGCACGGTAATCGCGTCACCATCCAGTCTGCTGACTTGCGACGTGATTTCCCCGGTGTGACCTCCAGCGTGGTTCTCGCGGTGCTCACCTTGCAGTTTACCCCCATCGAATACCGCCAGCAAATCATCCGACGCGTGTTCGAATCACTTGCTCCGGGCGGAGCCTTCATCCTGGTGGAAAAAGTCCTAGGTGCCACCTCCAAGCTCGATGAAGCCTTCGTCGAACTCTTTCACAACATCAAACGGGAGAACGGATATTCCGAGAGCCAGATCGTTCGCAAGCGCATGTCCCTGGAAGGTGTGCTCGTGCCCGTGACCGCACGATGGAATGAAGAACTACTCTATCAGGAGGGCTTTAAGTCGGTCGATTGCTTCTGGCGGCACCTGAATTTTGCGGGATGGGTGGCGGTGAAGGTCTAAAATGCGATGTTATCAAGACCCTCAACGAAATTTCTTAATAAAATTTGTTGACATTCGGATGTCATTTTTTTAATTCTAATCCGTTATGCTTAAATTCATTTTAAATTTGTTTCAGGGGCAAAGTAGTTCCGAGTCGGCAAGGCCTTCTCAGAATGAAGATGTTTTAAGAAAACTTTCCAAGCTTACTGCAGCCTTTGCATACAACTACTCGTTCGCAGAATTGCCTCGAACATTTTTCAGCGACCCCGTCAAATTTTTACAAGAAACCAAAAGGCCCACCTCGATTGGAAAATGGACTCAACATCAGCTAGATTCAGATTTAGTTGCTCATATAATTGAGTTTCCTCAACATCAAGAGGGAGAGGTAATGAACAAATCTTTGATGGCGGCTGCGGTTTATAACGTAGCTGCTGAGACGCCATTGCGGTTCTATGTCCTTATAGAAAGTCCGATGGGTGTCCGAGTGCGCGAAGTAAACTCAGAGCTTGCTAGCTGGGCCATCCGCTCCGGGCTGAATCCAGTTGCGTTCAATTCAGATGTTGGTTCATTTGTTGAATTTCTGAAATCGACGACGCAGCAATCATCTAATTAGTTCATAGAGAATTTTTCTCTTGGTGATCCAATCTTCTGTGAATTGACATGCAAGGCGGCATGTGGATGCAAAAAATCTGACGTCAGATGTAGCTGGAAGAATTCTCGACGCAGATTTTCAAAACGTCGTTCGCAAAGTGGCGGCAGGCAAACCGCTCACCGTCGCCGAACGCGCTCGCATCGAATCCCGCGCGGCGGGCAGTGAGGAATCGCTCGCTTATTCGAAAACATTGGTCGAGCTCGCGGCCGTTTTGGGCGTGACTCGCAGAACGCTCACCACATGGCAGAAGATGGAGGGCGCTCCCAAGCCGCTCTCCAACGGGCTCTGGCCGGTGGCCGACTGGCGTGAGTTCGTTCGGCTGCGCGGCTTGAAAGCGGGCAAGGTGCCGGTCGGTAATGAGGAGGCACTCAAGGCCCGCAAGTTGCTCGCTGAGGTCGAGGAGCGAGAGCTGCGAATCGCGGTCAAGAAGGGAGAATACGTTCCGATCCATCAGGTGAAGAGCGAATGGATCGGGCTGGTCGCCCAGGCGACATCGATCCTCCGAGCCAAATTTGAGTCAGAATTGCCTCCGGTTCTATCGGGACTTGATGCCACAGGGATTCAGCGAGAATGCCGCCGAGCGATTGATGAGGTGCTCCTCTGTCTTCACGAGAGCTAACCAGCTGTTGACTTGGTCGGCAGGACTGTGAATGTGCTCAAAGAAATCTGGCGTGAAGCATGGCAACCTCCAGACCGTCGTCCCGCCTGGCAATGGTGTGAAGATCACATCGAGGCTATTCCGTATTCGCCCAACCCCGGTCGATTCCGTTCGGAAAACTCACCATGGATCCGCGAGGTGATGGAGACATTGGTTGATCCTCGTGTCCGGCTGGTTTCGATCATTGCGTCCGTGCAGTCATCGAAGACCACGGCCCCGGAGCTGACGCTCTGCTACATCATTACCAACCTTCCGGGCCCGGCCCTCTGGCTCGATCAGACCGACGAGGATGCCCGCGATTACTCCGAGTCGCGATTACAGAAACTCTTCGACCAGTGCCAACCGGTCGCACGACTGATGCCCACGGGCGTTCATCGCCACAAGCGCAAGAATAACGCGATTCAGTTCACCAACGGCATGACGCTCTGGATTCTGGGCGCGCACAATAAGACGAACTTGCAACGACGTTCGATCCGTTGGCTCATCGGCGATGAAACGTGGCGTTGGCCCCAGGGACACATGGCTGAAGCGGAAGCTCGCGTCACCGCATTCGGCTGGTTGGGCAAGTGCATCTTCATGAGTCAAGGCGGCGAGGAGGATGACGACACACACCGCAAATTCGAAACGACTGACCAACGTGAGTGGACGTTTGCCTGCACCGAGTGCGGACATCGCCAACCGTTCAAATGGGAATGCGTCGAGTGGAGCAAATCGGCACGGGATGATGCGGGAGAGTGGGACTTCGATGAAGTTCGTAGAACCACGGCACTGCGCTGTGAATCCTGCAATCACTACTTCAATGACAGCGAACGAACCCGGCGCGAACTCAATGCCACCGGAGAGTTCATCAAGAAGAACCCAAAAGCATCGGCAGAGAACGTCGGCTTTCACTGGAACGCACTCTGTGCGATGAGCTGGGGGCAACTGGCGGAACTGTATCTGCGTGCCAAGGCAGCAGCGCGGAAAGGTGACGTCAGTCTGCTCCAGCAGTTCTATCAAAAACGCCTTGGCCTGCCATGGCGCGAATACGTTGAAGACTACAAATTGGAGATCGTCAAATCCGGCTACAAGCGCGGCGAATCCTGGGAAGAAGAAGCGGCGATCGATCCGAAGACTGGTCGCATTCTTGCAGCACCGCTGCCCGAGCGCAAGGGACTCATCCCGCTGCGCTTCATCACAGTGGACTGCCAGATGGACCACTTGTTTCTGGTCGTGCGCTCATGGTCCGCAGACGG